TATTTCCCTAGCTTTCATTATAGAATCAAATAAATCATATCCTAGATCTAATTCCTGTGCTAGATATCTCAAAGCGATATTGTCTCGTGGATGGCAGGCTCCACCGTCGCCCATACCAGCAGTCATATACTGCGGTCCCATTATTCGCATAGTACTCTTGGCTAACGCACCTGTTACTACGTCAACGTTGATATTGCCTTGTTTCATTGCAACATCTTGAATCATGTTTACCAAACCAATTTTAGCTGAAATAAAAGTATTGTAAAAAACTTTGATGCATTCGCATTCATCCCAAGTACCAATTTCGTATCTTGGATTGTTTTCCATTACTGTTTTATAAAAATCAATTAGTTGTTTTGCATCACCAGTTTCTGACCCATCCTCAGTACCTACCATAACCATTTCAGGATTTATCATATCCCATCCAACTGATCCCATGGCAATAAGATATGGGTTGTAGACAAATCTAGCATTTGAAACTAGATCAACAAACTCTCGTCGAGTGGTTCCGGGTAGTACTGTGGAAATTAAAACTAATAATTGATCTTTATTCATATATTGGTCTGCTTCGCTCAAACAGCTTTTTACAATGTCGTATGAAAAATCTTTGGGTGCTAGGTGAGATGTAGGTTGTCTACCGTCGTATGACGAATCATGAGGAGTAGGCACAGCTATAAAAACAATATCGGCATCATGTACTGCATTTTTTATTGTTTTATGTACGTTAATTAATGCAGATGATTCGACGGGTTGCACATCGTATCCGTTGACAGTATGCCCTTTCTTGGCAATTTCTTCTGCACACGGTAATCCTAACTTTCCTAATCCTATAAAACCAATTTTCATCATGTCTCCTAACAGACAAATATTTAAGTCAATAAATAATCAGTGATTAAAATTCAAGACGCATTATACGACAATCCTTTTCTCTCTAATCAAGAGATGACTTCATTTTTGGTTTTATTTGGTGAAGTTGTTCGCGAGCATATTCATTTTCGTAAATTAAAAAAATTAAAATACATTCACGGTTTGTTGAAATATCCCATATTATGGCCACCTGGTTTAGATCTTTTTTATTTTATTAAACCTGAATATCTTGAACTGCTTAAGAAAAAAGAAATTTATTTTGTTTTTGATGCCAGCACAGAAGGCTTCAGTCCTATAATAGATAATCCGTTTTTTGAAATTTTATTCAATAACTGTAAATTGCACAACATAGATCCTAGGCAAATTTTGTTTGTAAGCTCTAATCTATATGACGAAATCAATTTAAATAAATTTTGTAAAGAAAGACACATTGAAGAAAAAATAAATGTATTTTCATTTGTGGCATTTGAATACTCTATTCAACACCGTCACGGTTTCGTCGACACAAAAAAATATCTTGATGCAAAATTAAACATAGTTTCTCATACATTTAAAGATCGATATTTTTCAAGTCTAAGTAGAATTAATAGATCACACAGAACCAAGGCAACATTTTTATTATGTCAAGATGAAATTAGTAAACAGGCACTGATTAGTCACGACACTGTAGATCCTGTGTCAGTTGAGCATCTGTTTAGAAACTACGATCAACAGAAAGTAAAAGACTGGATTTCTCAATTACCACTAACTGTTGATCGCAAAGACTTTGCAACTAACTGGGCACTAGAAGGTGGCTACGACCAAATACACGATCAAACTCTTTTTCAAATAGTAAACGAAACAGAGGCCAACAACAAATATAACACTGCATTGTTTTACAGTGAAAAAACCTTTAGACCTATTTCACAACTTCAGCCTTTTATAATATACGGTCAACAGTACTGCAACAAATATCTAAAAAATATTGGATATAAAACCTACGAAGATTGGTTTGATTATTCGTTTGACAGCGAACCAGACGACACAAAAAGATACGAACTTCTTTTAGAATCGGTTAAAAAAACCTGTCATATGTTAGATCAAATGTCTGCTGACGAAAAGGTAAATTGGCGCTTTAAGAATCAACAAATACTGATAAACAACTACGATACTTTATTTTTTAAAAGTTACAGTAGAGGTAAAATGTTTCAGTTTCTAGTAGAGTTTTCCAAACTGCATTCCAAATAAAAATCAGCTAGTTCGGGAAAGGTTTTTTGAAAATCAGTGCTGCGTCTACGATCGTATTCAGTAAACCAATTAAAGAAGTCGCGTTTGCCTTCTAACACTCTTTCCTGGGTGTATGTGGTCGTTTCCATGTATTTTACGACTCTTAGGAATTTTTCGTACTCTAAGTCATTGAATTTAAAGCGGTTTTTATCGTCTAAATTGTCTAAAAGGTATTTTAGATGGTTTTCCATGAAAGGCATAAACTTGTCTTTGGGCAGCAGATTCATATCATACTGTAGCGGCTCTTTCAAATAAGGCGTATCGAATCTAATACGCTGCCATTGTTTTTGATCATCGGTGTTGTATTTTACACGCCATTCCAAAATCTTTTCTAACAAACTTTGGAAAGTTGTTACCGACAATATGTTAAAGGTTATCATAAAAGTAATCGGTAATGCAGTTTTTGTTAGATAGGTGTCTAGGTTACGTTCCCACACAGTTAAATCTAATCCTGTTCGAATATACTCTGCAGGTGCTCCCCACGTGTCGATGCTGGTAAAAACTTTAAAATCTTTGATGCAATTATTGGCAATTAGTGCGTTGACTTTTTCAACAAGTCTATCTATAAGTATCGGCTTTACTCCAAAATTTGAATTGATATTTAATTCTAAATTGGGCAGAGGATTCACTGCTAAATCGTCTAACAATTTCCAGGTGCTGGCTTGCAGTAACGGCTCGCCACCTGTGATACGCAAGATAGTCAACATCTTCGAAACTTCGGGCCACCAACGCCACCATGCTTCAACATAGGGGTTAGTTTCTTCTTCGTATACATTAAACCAGTCAATGTCATTGCGATGATTTCTAACCATGGTATACGGACCATGATCTTTTATTTCTTTGTAATAGCTACTGCTGTGTTTTGGATGACAATATCCGCATTTGAAATTACATTCGTTACCAAATGAAATTTCTATATACTGCGGATTTACCGGAGCTAGCGGATTGTCTTTAATAGCTCCTAGTCTTTGTTCTGTAAAGATACTGGCATTGCGTTCGTGCCTATCTGATATATACTCTTCTCCTAACGATTCAATATTCCAACAATATTGACAACCGGCAGGTTTGTCTCCCTGCATCATTTCTGCACGTTGGCTGATTTTTTCTTTGGTATTATGTAATGCGCTAGGATCTATTGCAATTTCATCTAAAGGAATTTTGTGCGGGGCCGGATGATAACAACTGTGAGTTTCACCTGTTTGCAAATAAATTGTAGTGTGATGCCATTTGGCCAAACAAAATGTAGGAGAGATTTCATTCATTATAGGAATGAATTTTTTAATTCTTACAGTATCATCCATTGATCTTGTCCTTTGAGATCTCGTATTGATTTTTCAACCAATCGAAATCATTTATCTTGGCTAATTCGCTAGGAGCATTTTGCCAAAATAGTCCAAAATATTTTCCAGCGATGGCTCCCATATATGCGTGAGATCCGTACGGCACTGTATCATTTAATGTACACCATGCATTTAGCCGCTGCTGGGTTTCGTTGTCGTCTTGACGTGCTATAACTCGACTGGCTAGTTTACAACATTCTCTAAAGGCGGACTTCCACGTATTAAAAGGATCTGTATTAAAAGCAGTGATGTTTGACACTGTCTCCATGCTTTTAAACTGATCTGAAATACTAGTGGTCATATCAGTTTTGGTTATATCCATGTTTAATGTCATGTCTGTGGGTAACAGTTTTACTCCGCCGTATCCGTATTCTAAATCATTTATAGGATTTTTACTCTTCCATACGTGTACCGTATGCTTTTCTGGATCTTCATAATCAAAATTAAATTCATCGACTATTTGAGCGTCACCGTCAACTACCCAAAACATTTCTGAGGTAGCCTGTTTAGCAGCTTCAATGTGTGCTTGATGGATGCCTTTGATTTTGTCAATGCGTTTGGCTCTGGGAAATCTCGTTTTTAATCTATTCCAATTTTCGTCGGCATTGGGTTCGTAGTAGGAAATAAACACAATGTCAAAGCTACTGCCCCTTTTAATAGGATCACTGGCGTGTATGTCTATTTCTTTTTTATTGATGAAAAATCTATATTTGAATTCTTTACTGGTCACTGTTGTTGTTTTTGGAAACAAACAGATTCCGTTAAAATGATTGCCATTTTTAAAAACATGTACGTATTCGTTGTCCCACTTAGTAGCTTCATATTCGAAATTAAAATCATCTTTTACAATTATGTCGTCCCACACAATCCAGAACATTTTTGTAAATGATTTCTTTTTTATTTCATCAATTGATTTAGCTTCCTCTATTTTTTGTGCATTAGGGAATCTTGATTTAAACATAGACCAATTGTGCTGATCTATTTTAGATGTGCTTACATAGAACAAATCATATTTCATTGACTGTAATAGGTCCTATTTAATTCCAGTGTTTCTTCATAAAGATCCAGGGTGTACCTACTCTGCTGTGCATTGAGACTGGGCCAATCTAGCCCTAGATTAAGTTTGATTTTTTCGCCTAGATCTTGAATGTCATGTTCAACTGATTCATGTTTAACATTTTCATCATAAATGTTTTTTAATATTTCAAAATCACGAACGTTAACATAATTCCAATCAGTACAGTTAGCCATCCATGTTCCCATGCGAGCACCAAGCACAGCGTAATTACCGTTTTCTTCGTGCGCACCTACAGTTGACCACATGCGAAGTCTATGTATGTTGTGCCACCAAATGCATTGTTTTATTTCTTGGGCAGGAACTCGAACTCCGTCAAGTAGTGTCATTTTAACACCTTCACGAAATCCTGCTCTCCATGATTGAAAGGGACTGCCTGTGATGATGCTCTTACTATAGACTCTAGGAAAGTTTTTATATCCTTGTTCCCAACAAAAATCTACCTGTCCTCTATCACTCTCAGAATTTTCATGGGTTTTCATATTGAGAACAAATTCTTTGTTCCATATTTTTAATCCGCCGTTACCGTAGCGCAGACCGTTTATAACATTTCGGCCGCACCATCCGTAGACTTTAATAGACGGTTCTTTCATGTCAAGGTCTAGATTAAAAAATTCTGGGTCTACAATATTATCGGCATCAACAGTAATGAACCAATCTGTTTCTGAAAGTTCTGCTGCGGCTTTATGAGCGTGGTCACTGCCTTTGACTCCATGCACACGTTTGGCCCAGGGAACCTTATCGCAAAGGTCAGCATAATGCAGATCAGCATTTGGCTCATCATAGCTTAGAAACACTATATCAAATTCTGTAACTTTCATGAAACTTCCATTATATATTTTTTGAATAGACGTCTTGTAAATATACTAAATTTATCGGGTAATTGCAAGTTCAATTCGTATGATTGTTCAGTGAGCTCATTTAGAGTGATCTGTACAGCTTGAATCAATTTATGCGGATCGTTGTATTCAGTAACAAAAAAATCCATATTGGTATCTCCACTCCACACCATCTTTTGTTTTTTGGCATTTTTTGCAGCAGGTCGTGTGCCGTAGAATCTTTCTGTTAACTCGAATTTAAGATTGTGTGTTGATTCGTTATACGTGACATATATGTCAGAGTCTTGAAAATCCACAAACTTAGATTCCGGAATTCTGTGTAACATATCGTCTATTTTAAATAGACTTTTAATTTCTTTTATTTCTAATTTAAGATCATAAAAATCAACAAAACAATTATGTATGTTAATCCTGCAATTAACTATATCGTCGACAAATTCTTTATCAACGAATATCTTGTTGTCTATGTTTAGAAACGAGTCTTCTGGACCTATGCTAATAACTGCTCCGGTTTCTTGATTGAACACTGCCACATAGTTAACGACTCTAGGTTCAATTGTAGGAAAACTAAAGTCGTATTCTAATTCTTCTTCCATGCAATGTCCTCCAATATACTCACAGCCTCGATGGTCATTTTATCTTTTTCAACATAGTGAACAATGTCAGTTTGTTGATAATTTCCTAATTTAAGATTTCCCGTTTTGTCTAGATAGAAACCCACATGATCCGATGCTAGTTCAGCTGGCCACGGCCAGTTTTGAATCTGACCTTTAAAATGCACAACCTTTGGAAATTCTAAATCGTATGCTATGGTATCTTGTATATCTAAAATGTTGGCTGCTAGTGCAAACGCTTCGTCTGTGCCTATTACCTTGGGTTTATATTCATGTAAAAACAAATTTGAAAACTCAGTGGGATTAGTTGTTATATGACGTACCAACGAAAAGAATTCGCTAACCATAGGCGAATCTTTTTTAAAGAACGTCCAAAAACTATAAAGATTAGGCAAATTATTTTTTACAAATGCTTTACGATAAAAATCACTGGTTACGATTTCTGAACGATACGTGTACGACTTGTTGGCAATATAAAGTTCAGTATTTTCTAAAAAGTAATCAATCCAATGACTGTAATCTCTAAAGAACAGCATATCTGCATCAAGACACACTGTATGGTCAAAAGGAGATAGTTTATCCATCCAACTTCTACCGTCCCAGAATGTCTGCTCATTCCATTCAATAACATGATCAAATACCCAAGTGGATTTTAATTTGTCTAATCGAGATTTATCATCGATGACCAATGCTACTGAATCGTATCCTTCTTTTTGTGTATTTTTTATACTAAGAGCCAAAGCGTAGGCCAATCTATCATAGTCTATAGATTCGTGCTTTGATACTATTATTAGATATCCAAAATTCATATTAATTTTAAAAGATTATCGTAGTTTCGGATAATGCTTTGTTTGTTCATTACATGTATGTCAGAATTTTTAAAACTTCCTAGTACAAAATTACTTTCATTGTTTACAGAAAACAACACAGAAAGCATGCCATTATTGTTAACCGACGACAGCATATCTTTGTCAGTACAGCTTAGTACTGGTGGAAGGTCTTCAGTTTCTTCTGCTTGAAATCCGTACAAAATATGTCGAGCAATACTAAATGCAATATCATTCCTATACGTGCCTGGATGAAATCTAAATAGGTCCGAATAATATTGATAATGATCTTTGATGTATGCCACTAAATCAAACAACATTTTTGATTCTTTGGTTTTATTAAACATCAGAGTTGTGGCCCAATATAATTTAACTCCGGTATCAGAAGTATACCTGTCATGATACCCTCGTCTGTCAACATCACATGCATCTTTAAATGCTGACGATATCAAAGGCAATGTGTTGTCTGACCAATAATTGTTTAAATTATTTGAAAAAATTAAAAAATCTGAATCAATCAATAAAGTTTGATCATACGGGCTAAGATCATATGCCGACGATCTATTGGTATTAAGAAATGCTATAGAAGACTTTTCTGTACCATCGTGCAAATTTCTTCTATTAGTTGTAGTAGGTTTTTCAGTTAGTATAATTTTATCAAATATACTGTCTGCTAATTTGTATGAATCGGATTCTTTCATCCATGCAACTGTGCTGTCATCAGTAATCAATGATACTGGACGAGCTAGATTTTTTTTAGCTAGGCCGCCGGCGATTACGGCAAGTTTGGCATAATCAAGATCTCGGCTGTTGTGTGCGTAAATTATCAGACCCTGTGTCATACGTCTAATAATTTCTCTACACTTCTGCTAGATTTGATCTTTTGATACTTTTCATAATACTCTAATGTAACTGAAAAGTATCTATCAAAAATTTCATCTTTGAATTTTTCCAAATCTTCTATTAAGATTGGATTTTCGTTTTGATCAAGTAAAACTACTCCGGCGTTTCTTCCTTGATCTATGAGTAATTGAACAAAGTTAATTAGCACTCTATCAACTTTGAATATGCCGCCGTTGACAGCATAGGTTAATTTACCAGCCATCTGCTCTTTGAGAGTCTTACGCTGGATAGCTAGTGTTTGTCTATAATTGGAAAAATCTAGTGCTTGTTGTAAAATAGGATCCATATATACCTCGCTGTAGGGTATTTACGAATCCTATCCAATAAGTTTTAAGAAACTGAAACT